GTGCGAGAAAGGGAAAACACGCGTTTTCTTTGTTTCTCCCCTCTCTTTGTTACTCTTGCAGAGAATGTATTTGTCCCCATTTTATACATTTATGGTTCAGTTTTCTGATCTTTTTTGTGTTGCTTTGGGCGTTGACATGCATACACAGGCAGGAGAAATTCGAGAGCGATTGGCTAGTTTCTCTTCCCGTTGGATGGAAGGAGACTATGGAGGTTATGATGTTTCAATGCCTTTTGACATCGGATTGGCAGCTTCCACTGTTGTTTACGAAGTGCTTAAACGATTGGGGTATAATGAATACTCTCTAAATATGGTTCGAGGACTGTTAGATGACAGTTTGTTTCCTTTTGTCAATATGAACAATGACTTGTATACTTCACCAGCTTTACAACCTTCTGGCAAATATGCAACGGCTGAAGACAATTCTTTGCGGGGTCTTATTTTGTTGTTATATTTTTGGTTTACCTTACCTGAGTGGAACACAAAGGACTTTTTCGAGTTTGTGCGGCCTCTTTTGTATGGAGATGATATGGGTGCCGGAGTTAAAGAGGAAGTTGAAGAGGTATTCAATAACTTGACTTATGCCAAGTTTGTCAAAGAGGTTTATGGTATGGAATTTACGTCAGCATCGAAGTCCCAGCAATTGGAAAAATTTGTGGATGTTGATTCATTTTCCTTTCTAAAGAGAACTTTCCGCTGGTCCACCTCTCTAGAGCGCTACGTTGCCCCGCTTGATTTTTCTTCCATCTACAAGACCCTTGAGTGGTTTATTCCCTCATCAGTGGTATCTGTAGAAGATCAAGTGTTGGGGATGTGTGACTCTTCTTTGAGAGAGGTTTTCTTTTCTGTGGAAGGAGACAAATTTGATATCATGAGAGAATGGATGATAAGCGTTCTCACAGAAGATTACAAAATTGATGAGAATCTGGTGAAGAGGAGACTTTTGTCTCATTCCGAAATGATTGCTTACTATTCATTCATCGAGACTGAGTGCAAGCAACTTGAGAGGAGTTATGAGGACAAATTGTTGGAGAGGAAGAGAGTCTTGTTGTCACAACTTGAAGATGTTGGTGATATGGATCCTCTGCTTCAGCTTGATGCAATCAATGATTTTGCCAGGCGCAAAGTAGTGTCACAACAATTGGCCATGAAGGGCGAATTGAAGCAGATTGATGACCA